ACCGTTCAAGTAAACATCTACGTCATTGCCGCTAATCACCAGTATAGCACCGTTGGCATCTGCGCCAGTAAACGCAGTCTGACTTGCTGTAGCCACATACTTGAATAGCTGCATGGCATAGCTGGTTGGCTGATCTACGGCGCGACCAAAGTAGCGCACAGTAATGATGTCACCGTTGGCAGGGGCTGCGGAGAATGTAAGTGTGTTTGCCTGTGCTGTATAAGCTGCGCTAGACCCCGGTTCCTGAACCACGTTTCCTATGGTTACGACAATAGCCTCACCGCTCACAACAGCTTGAGCTAGAGTGAAGGCAGTGGCGCTCCCTGTTCCAGTGAACTTCTGGAATGTTATGTCACCTACATTTGGGTCTATGCCTATGTATGCCATTTTAAGCCTGAATCTCCATTATTGTAAAGCCACCGGATGTTGAAGAAATAATAAGATCGCTATATCCAATGCCGCCGTTATTGGTTAATGACATTTGGGCTTTGTATGTGAGTTGGCTGGTTGATGCAGGTGAATCGAGAAAGTGCAAGCCGAAGCCGCAATAAGTACGATTTCCACCACCGTTTCCTCCATAACCCTGACAAACCTTTAGCTCCGTACCATCGCGAGTAATTCTTAATCGTGAGTTGACGTCTTCGCCTTGATGAGTACCGTAAATACCAGCAGTCACTAAAATCTTACTGGTTGCACTTGTTGGGGTGATGGTTAACGTGCCATTGTTTAAGTCAACGTATGTAGTAAGTGAACTGATTGTTCCACTAAATGAACCAGTTTGCGCCACAACCTGAAGCACCTCCCCGCCTACGCCAGAAGCAAAAGAGTCTGATAATATTTTAGATATAGGCATCTACTTAGACTCCAATGCGGTTCATCCGCCCATTTCAGCCGCTTGTGCTGCAAGATGCGCCGCATAAGCGTCCTTTACTGTCTGTGTATGTACAGCCGCACAAATAGCCTGCACCTCTGCACTTTCACCTGTGATGTCAGCGTTAGGTGCTACAACGTGCCGTGAAAAGTTACGGCTAATTTCAACGCCATCACGCTTGATTACGTTTGCGGTGCGAACCTGAACGTGCTTGTAGTCGCCTACGATTTCAATTTTATCTTGTACTGTTTCTTCTGTTAGTGCCATCGTTTATCTCCTGTGATGGTTGGACTGTCCGACCCCTATGGTGTGGGGTTACTGTACTTCATATGTTGCTGAGAAATAAACTGATGTGCCACTTTGAACATTTGCTGGTGTTGGTGGAACTGATGTGTCACCAGTATTACCAAAAGCATGAAACCTTATGTAAGTTCCGTTTGAAACAGGGCCAAGTAGTCTTATGACATTCGTGAATGATCCATAAGATGTAAAACCAAAATGATAAGCTATGTTGGTTTCTGTTCCCCAACTTAAATAAGTGTTTTCCTTTGTAAAAGGAAGTCCGTGTATTTGTAAAGTTCCAGTCCCATTGTGAGTTCCACTTGAAACTATTATACCCCAACAGTTTACTTTTTTACCGACTTTTACATATCGTCCAACCGTAGTAGAGTATGTACCAGTTCCGGTTGTCGATGACCCACCGAATTGAGGAGTCCAATTTCCCTCCTCATAGTCATCAAGAATACTTGAAGTAGCCCCACTACCAGCAGTTGCACTAAAATCAATTCCGTTACCATTGCTAAATGTAATATTATTAGCACCCATTGATACTGCACCACTAAACGTGCCTGTTGTAGCAGCGATCGGCTGACCAGAAGGATGCTCTAGTCGTGTTGTTGGCTCTGCCAGTCCTCGGTAGACAACGTATACATTGTTTGTACCAGCGTCAGGCGCTGCATCGAATGTTAGCGTAGTTCCAGTGGCAGTATAGGACTTTCCAGAACCCGGCTGTTGAGCCACGTTATTCACAAACACGTTCAGGTCTTCAGCCACATTAACCGGACGGTTTAGTGTAAAGGCCGTAGCAGACCCGTTCCCACTAAAATACTGGCTAGTAGGGGTTGCTAGTTTCTGTGATGGTGGTGGCCCAAGATATGCCATTAAAGTTACTCCGGTAAGCTGGCTTCTAATTCAGCGTTGCGAACTGCTGCTGTCTTAACCCATCCTCGTGTAAATGCGTCAGCCACAATTAATTCACGAGTAGCTGGAATCTGCACCCCCTCATCTAGCGCACGGGTAGTGTAGATAGATACGATTTCATCGTTAGCAATCCTTGCACGTTCAGTCACTGCGTTCTCAGCCCAATCAGACGGAGACAATGCAGCGTACTCAAGACCCTTATACTGGGTGTCTGTCATTTCGATTGTTATTGTTTGTGTCATTGTTTTTACTCCGTTTAACCTAGTAAGTATCCTGAGAATTGCGTGTATGAGTTTGAAACGGCATACAGCGTTAACCCTGATGAAACGAAAACATCTATATAATCGCCTTGATTAAGGTAAATCACGCCAGCCCAACTCCACCTGTGGTGAACAGCCGACCCACTTGAGGAATACACAAATTGGTGATTAACACCATTTATACGGATTGCGTATTGGACGTTGGTGTGTGTAGCGTTGTTATTACTCATATGGTTTGTTGCTATGAAATAGGAACCTGCAACCGCCGCAGTAAATCTTCCATTAGACGAATTATAATGGTTGCCAGTGTTATGATATACGTTTGGATAAACAAAGACACTATTATTGACATGACCTTGACTGCGAGTTGCCGCAAAGCTAGGCTGACTAGGCATCGTGACGCGACCTGAACTGTCGATGGTCATGCGAGTTTCAATCGCACCGCCATTAGCCTCTGTGTTGAACTCTAATTTTCCTGCGGTGGTTGAGCCATCAGCTTTAGCCCGGATGCTGGCTAGACTTGTGTCTGTGTTGTTTCCAAAGTGCAGCGTTCCGAATGTGCCAGATGTAGAACTGTCAGATGAAAGAATACCAGCCTCACCACCAGCATTAGCAATCGTGTTTTCGATTGTTAGCTGCCTTGCCGGACTTGCAGTCCCAATACCAACTCGGTTATTCGTGCTGTCAACGTAAAGCGGGCCTTTTTTAATATCGCTGGTTGCCATTATGTAATCTCCAGCACAGATACCGTTACATCAGCGGCTGCTGCCTGACTGGCTGTTATTCTAAGGATGTCTGATGCATTCATAACAATTTTCTGATCGCCGCCAACAGCCACCAAACTACTTCCAACAGGAACTATACCATTCTTTACAATGTGTACGTTGTCACCGTCATTGTTTATTAGCTGTATGTTAACGGTGATAGAGACTGTGAGTATGTTAGCAACATTCAATCCAATTATTGTTGTTTCTGTTGCAGAGGGACAAGTGTAAACATCTGCGTTACCCGTCCCCACACCCGTGTCAGTGAATGTCTTAAATGCGTTTGCCATTTTCCTATCCTAGTGCTATCGCAAATGCCAGCGCATTTGGGTCTGTTTCCGAGAAATTTACCGCATTGCCAGTTGCATCGTTAAATATCATCTTTTCTGCTGGCAACGTACAAAATATTGTTCTAGTACCAGACGACCAGCTTATCTTCTCGTCACCAATTGTAAGCGACACATTATCTGCCAAAGTGACCGCTGAACTTAAAACAATACTTGTCTGGCTATTCACCGTAGCAATAGTCACAACGCCGGAGATTCCTGTCCCTTTGACGCGCTGTCCCACAGTTAGAGTACCTCCAGAGACATTATCAACTGTAACGGCTGTAGAGGCGCTCACAGCGCCATTTACGAGTGCTGTAATCTTTGTGCTACTGCTTTCTAGGATTGTCGTCCTAGTCAGTGTTGTGCCAGACAAAGTATATGTTCCAATTCCAACCTCAAAGTCCGTGCCATCAGAACAGCCGTAATAAGTGGTGTTGCTATTCCCTATTTCGGAAAAAGCCTCAAACCCACTTACTGCTCCAGACAAGGTGTAAGCACCCGTGCCAGTAGTGGCCGTGGTTTCCTTAACACGATCTTTGATTACAAGAGCCATTACTTCAGCTCAATGCTTAGGTTGCTTGCGTTGATTCTAAAGATGTCACCAACAGCCAATGTTTTTGATGCGTCAAGAGCGCCGAGGAACAACGTATTGCTACCATCGAACTTTAACACGACATTATCAGAAATGCTTTGAGCAGAGCTAAGAACAATTGCATTCTGGCTTGTGACAGTCTGCACTGTAACAAGGCCACTTATTCCGACTCCAGTGACGACATCACCAACTGCTATAGTTCCGCTGTTTCCATCCAGCGCCACGTTAGCGGAGCTTGATACAGCACCGTTTACAGTGGCCCGTGAAAAGCTATTGTCTGCAACAAACGCATGAGTGACTGTGTAGCTGGCGATTCCACTAGATGGAGAGAACTCAATATTGCCATCGTTAATCACTCTCTGAGAATCACAAATAACTGTGGCTCCAGCGGTGTGAGATGCAGCGGAAGTTCCGTCTTGCGCTCTGGTTACCCCTGTTAACGTATTAACACCTGTAAAGGACAGGGCAGCGTCATCAGCAATTGTTATAGCGGATGACAGTACGATGTTGTTCTGGTTAGTCACAGTGGCGATGCGAACTGTGCCAGATATTCCTGTGCCAGTCACAACCATACCAACCGTAAGCGTTCCATTGTTTCCATCGACAGCTACGTTAGTAGAACTGGAAACTGCTCCGTTTGCGTCAGCGGTGGCTGTTCCATCCTTGCCTGTGTAAGTGAGTATCTCTTGGTTGATAACAATATCACCTGATGTAGGCAAAGCCTCAGCATCTGTTAAGATAATCTCTGTGTCCGAAGCGCCAGCATTGACAGCAAGTGTGGTGTTTGACTGTTTCCAGTTAGCCGCCGTTACCTGTTGTCGTGTATAGTTAGCGTCTTGAGTTGTTATATTCACTTCCGTGAATGCACTATTTTCAGCACTTGTTACTGCGGTAGCCAAACCTACATATATGCTGTTGCCCGGCGTGGCAAAGGAAAGAGCATTATTCTTGAACAAGAAGTCAAGAACTCGTCTTTCCAAGTATGTGGTTGCCGCATTTGATGTTGCCATCTTCTACTCCTTATGTGCGAGGTCTAGTGGGTAGACCTTGCCTGTATGCGTCATCGTTTTCTCTTGCTTCCGCGAGGTCTTTTAATCTCGAAACAGCCTCTTGGAAGCGACCTTCATACATGGATATAACATCCTGCTCACCCTTCATGTAAATATACGCCTCTATTAGAGAACCGTAAAGAAGGGCGTTTGTAGCGTTTTTGCTAAGCCATGTATATTCATTGTCTGCGCCAGCGGTCAGGCTTGCTGGACGGTAATAGTAGTGAAGCTCCACAGTGTATGCCTGATCCGGTGTTGGACCTAATATGAAGTTTGCCTGAACCTGACCTGCTGCGGCTGTCGCAGTTGCATCAAAGAAACCATAGTATTTAGGGGTTCCTGTGACGGTCCTGTCTGGGTAAGCCTCTCTCATAAAGTTTACATCTTTCTCAAGAAGAAAACCTTCTTTACCAGCAGTGCTGACAAATAAAGAAAAGGGGGCCAAGAAGTCTGAGGGTGTTGATAGGTACTCATTACCTTGAGTAAGGGCTGATGTGGCGTTCTTGCGAAAGTTCTCTAGATCAACATTAACTATTATTCTGTCTTCTGCCGCACGAATAAAGACAGGGATGTTAGTCACGAACCCTGTTTCGTCATTCTCTGTAAAGTCTTTTATAGCTTGCTTTAGCTCGGCATAAGTATAAGACATTAGTTAATCCTGACTATCGCAGTTCCCGCTGCCGCTGCTGGCATCGTTATATTAAAGTTTGCTGAACTAACGCTTTGGTTTGAGCCAAATGAATAGACGGCAACAGCTTTGTTCGATTTACTGGAATTGTATATTAATGCTCCACTTGTAGAGAACGTAGCGTTTGACCAAGACGGATTACCAAAATCAACCAAGCCTGTGGTCCCGTCTGTGCTTGGCGCTACAACGCTTAGTGTAACTCCCCCCGCAGAGTATCCGGTTCCTGATATCTCATTTGATGTGCTGTATGCTGTTGTAGCAGCATCTAGTGACGCGCTACTGCTGTACAAAGCAATCTTGAACGTATCAGATGTAAAGTCGTGTACCGCCTCAAACAGTTCTTTCTTGAAACTTGTACACAGTGCTGTGTTTATCGCCATTTTATACTCCTACGGGGTGTTGGCCTGACCACCCATTCCGCTATGAATTGTGCAGTAATAATACAGTGTAGGCGCTCCACTAGCCACTGTGATCTGCGTATAGGCCCCAGATGAACCCGGAGTGCCGCTTGTAGTTACGCCGGTTGTGTATTGCGAGCCTCCACCATGAGTGCCGTTAGCTGTGGTTGAAAACCTAAATGGATGACCTGAATTACTGTTGTTAGACTGGTCAAACCTGTATGTAGATCCTTCGTTTAATGTAAGAGTTGGAGAGGCTCCTGAAAGGCCAGCAACATAATACTTGTTTCCGGTTCCGTATGAGTTGGTTCCAGAGGCAACGGTAACTGTGTAGTTTATTACAGTTGACAAAGTTAAAGAGCCTACAGCGCCTGTTCCAGAAACCCCTGTAAGAGTCACTGTAACAACAGGGCCAACAGTACCATCAGCTACAAGCTGGCCCGCCCTACCAATGCCAAACCCAACATTAACCCTAGTCAATGTCGTAACATCAAACGTTGGAAATGTTATAGTTACAGACTCCTTGAGTCGTTCTGGCCTTGGGTTAAGCAAAGACTGAGGGTCATTAGTACGCACACGGCCTAGAAAGTTTTGGGGATGATCTGGATCGACCACATCCTTGCCAACTCTAAAGCCCGTTCTAGTGCCGTTTTGGACTTCATCGACTAGGTCAGTTAATTTGTACCTAAAGCCGGTTCTGTCACAAAAGCCAAAAGCGTGTTTCCCTCTAGTAAACGCCATTAGCCAGAACGCCCAAACCGCTTACCTTTTGTGGCTGCACCAGTACCGCGCATTACACCACCTTTAGCCATACCCTTTTTCATCATACCGCCTTTGGCATAACCTTTTTTCTTCATCATGCCGCCGCCTGCTCTACGGGCTAATTTGCTATCACGCAACTTACGGGCCTTAGCCAGCATTGCTTCGCGTCCTGACTTGCTTTCTTTAGTGGCCGCTGCCTTGCTTGGCGTTGGCGTCATCCTGCTGCCACCTTGCTTAACTTGACTCTGCATTGAGCGAGTCGCTGTACGCTGACGCTTTTCTGACTTGTTCTTAACATCCATGTCAGCCATTTGACCGCGCTTTATGCCCGCATATGGATTAGAAGATTTAGAACCCGCCATGTTAGTGGGGAGCTTAATAGATTGACCTAAGCGGATCTTATTGGCGTTTTTAATGCTTGGATTAGCACCCAGCAAAGCCTTTAAGGTAACGCCATTTTTCTTTGCAATCTGAGACAGCGTGTCACCTGACTTGACCTTTACAGCTCCGCCTTTGGCGTAACCTTTTTTCTTCATCATACCACCCATAGCCATCTTTCCTTTTCCGTCTGCGGCAAAGAATGGGACTTTCTTTCCACCCTTCTCTACCATTTTAAGTTTGCCACCGGCAGCCATCCCTGTTGAGGGATCCGATTTAGCCGAACCTCTTCTGCTTCTTTTTTTATCTGCTGCCTTTGATTCCATTGGCCTAGTCCCCATAAATTCTTTTGGTACTTCAGAAACACCCTTTTCTCTGGAGCGCACAGGAGGTGGGGGCGGCATTTTTAATGATCTGTTCTTTCGCTTAAAAGCCAGCGCAGAGAGGGGGCCGCCATCCGCTTTACCCAAAGGCTTTGTCTTCTCAGCATTCATTGGATGCTTTGGGTTTGCATGACGAGGCTTCGACTTCGGCAGAGGCATCTTTTTCTTTTGGTTTAACTTTTTAATTCTAACAGGCATATTAGCCTCCTAAATAAAACGTGTCGTATGGCACGAACTTGATTGATGATGAGTCAGTATCCTCGGCTGCTGCCAACTCAAACTGGAACTCATACTCTTGCTTCAGCGGTCCCACACGAGCCGCAACTTCAGGTTTCTTCATGGCTATGTAATACGCCATACCAGCCGCAAGACAAGGCACAAACCTTGGCGGCACATCAGCGGTCGTTCCTATTCCAGACGAGACGCCATTGATTCCGCGTAAGCGGAAATACGATAAAGTATACGAGCTAGAATCCGGCACAGGCCACAAAGTAACATTGACAGCCGTTGCTTGACGATCAACAAAAATTTGAGAAGGCCGTCCTTGCAAATTTTTAACGCTTTGCTGAGCATAGCTTGAGACACTGATACGCTCCAAGCTAGTATCAACTTGCTCTGTCCCAGAGCCTGTACGAACTTGGTGTTCAATAAGGTCAATAGTGTCCGCAGGCATTTGATAAGTCGCTGTGCCTGCTGTGAGAGCTTGTGTCCCAGAGTCGATAGTCCAAAGGTTAAGTCCACGATTTTGCCATTCCAATGTTAATAGGTTTAAACTACGCCGCGCAGTCTTTAGGTCGTATCCTGTTTGCATCTGAAGTCCAGCGCGTTCAAACGCCTCTTCAAATATCTCAGGTAAATCCGGTGTTATTACAGCCATTACTTGACCTTCCTATGCGGCTTTACTTTATTTCGTATCTTTTTAGGCTGGCTGACGAACTGCTTACCAGCCTTAGTTCCTTTTCTTTTAGCGGCCGTGGTGGCCGCGTACTCCTTAGGTGAGAGGGCTTTAATAGCTGATGCCGGTAGATAACGCTCTCCGGTTGCTTTTGACCCTTGTGTGGAGGGCTTGCCACTCTTCGTTCTCCATTTTTGCTTTGTCCAAGACTTCAAGCTTTTTTGCGAACTCTTCAAAGGCATTGTACCACTCCCTACCTACTCAACGCCATTGCAGCACCCAGAAGACCCACAACAACAACAACTAAAAAAAATACTGTAATCCCAACTTTTGCATTCTCAATCATTTCATTATGCCTCAAGGCAGCCGCTCTGCGCCTAGCCATCTCAGCTTGCTTAGCCTCTTGTATTCTTTTTGCTCTTTCATCAACTATACCACGCCAAGTGCCATGTCCAAAGCGCATGTCAACCATAGTGGCAATCTCTTGCATCTGCTCTTTTGCGAGCTTAGCGTTTATTACTTCTGTGGCGACTGACTTAACGCCAAATTGATCACCTATACTAACACCGGATTTTTTGCTTCTTTCCTTTTGAACCTGCTTCTCACCCTCAAACAGATTATCTATAAACCCGGCTATATCACCAATATCATTTGCCGTTCCTATGGCGCTTTTTATTCCACTAACAGCACTTTTAAAAAGGGCTATACCAGCTAAGGTCTCTGCGATCATGTCATTTCCTATTCTTGACTGATCTCCCTTTTGTTATAAGCAACGAGCAAGAACTTAATCACGATACCCGCCACCTGCTTTCTTGTATTGCTGCGCCAGCATTTGCGCCTTTCTAGCTGACCACTGACCCGGAGACCCCCCTTTGCCGCCAGCTTTGATTTTATTAAATAGGCTCTTACGCATGGTTGGCTTAGTGTAGTTTCCAGCCTTATTGACAGTTGATTTGGTTTTGCCCCCAGACTTCATTTCCTTAACCAAAGGGGCCTTTCTGCTGTAAGACCCCTTACCCTTCTTTGGCTTTACAACCTTTGGCTTTAACGCTGGGCTGGACAACCCCTTAGCGACTGGGTTGCCACCCTTCTTCATAGCAATTGGCTTCTTTCGCTGGCCGCACATCATTTTTGCTGCTCGCATGACACCTCTCCTTGACAGCAGTCATCTATAACTTGGTCACACTCTACGCATTGTTCGTGACCGTGAACATAAATTGTCCTTAACCTGTTACCGCATCTTGGGCATCTAGGCCTTGCGGCTAACCTTTCCTGCGGTCTTTGTTCTTTTGTAAGACCTGTTCTTTGAGGCGGAGACAACTTTGAGATTCGACTTTCTATTATCTTTTGGGTTCCCGTTTCTATGAGCGACATCTTTACCATCACCCTTTTTTACCTTACCAGAGGCAAGCATCTTGCTTCTGGCTGTGTTTCTGCTTGCGCGGCGCTTTTTCTGCTCAGTCGTTGACTGATAATTTTTGTACTCGCCCTTGTAGTTTCTTCTAGTAGAGTTTGCCACGGGTCTTACCACGCTGTGCAATACCGTCTCTGCTCTTCTTGACAGCACCACCTTTTTTCATAGGCGTCATCCCCTGCATTGGCGTTGCGCCCATACCTGAGCCGGATTGTGGGGCGTCAGGCGTTCCAGCAGAAGCTTTTGCTTTCTTTTTTCCAGCCTCAATCATCATTGCTAAGGGGCTTACGTTTTTTAATCCCTTGCCTACAGCACGACCAATCATGCCCTTACCTGTCATGGCTCCAGCTAGTGGGCTAATCGACCCAAGCAACTCACCGCCACCGGCCATTTTTTTAGCTTTTTTCATCCTATTACCTTTCATCTGGCTTCCCATAGAAGCCCTAGATATAGTCATTTCATCCACCCAATAAACAAATGAGCTAGTGCGCCTACAGCGCCACCTAGCCCTATAATTACCCAGAAAGCACCCTTCCATCTATTGGCCTGAGCCTTTAGATCGGAAACCTCTTCATGGACATGCCTAACCTCACTAGAAAGCGTCTTTATACGCTCTTCAAGTCTAGCTAGAGTAACTTCTACTTTTTCAGCCATTAGCACTTCCACCTTTTACGGGCCTGCCTTAGACGGCTATTAGGGTTGGCTGCTGCTTTAGGAAACTTCTTCATCTGACCAGCAGAACGCGCACAGAACGACTTACGCCGCTTAGCTGATGCGCTACCGGGCTTTACCTTGCCTGTCACTGCTGTCTTTAACTTGCTTCCGGGGTTTTTGGCCCTGTAAGCCTTGACCCCCTTAGCGGTCATTCCCGCGCCCTTTTTAGTAGCGCGGAAATTACCAGATTTAACAGACGTTTTTATAGGCGTTTCTTTTTTTCTAGGCACAAAAACATCTCCTAATTTAAGCTAAAAGAAGAGTTACCTTACTTCCGCTGCCACTAAGGGCGGCAAAAAACACACCGTCTTTTGCTAAGATACCATCGTCAGGAAGGAACACTTCATTCCATCCTGCGGCAACGGTAATGTCAAGAAGAGTGGTTCCAGTAGCGGTTCCATTCTTCAAGGTCAAAGCAGTGACGGCTGTTCCGTAAACCAAGATGTTTTTGATTCTAGCCCTAGATGTACCAACTAAAGCAGGGTTGTCACCTGTATTAAAGTTATACGCCTTTACATCACCATCAGCCATAATAACCTCCTATTAAGCAAGGTTATTGTTTTGCTGATACAGGATTGTAAAGCGAACAAGGCCTGCGTTTGTGGCGGCAGAGGCAGTCACAGTCAAACGAATGTCTGTTGTGCCAGTGTCCTGCCAAGCCAATGCAGCGCCAGCTTGTGTTGTTGGGTACTTACGACCAGCGTCTGTTCCAGATGCAAAGGTGTTCAGAATTGTAGCTGCGCCACCTGCTGTGTCTCCAACACTAAGATTGGTTGTAGCATTAGCGGCTGTAATGATGTCAATCACACAGTCAATAATCTGAGAGTTTGCAGGGATAACAACGTCAGTGACCTGAGCAGCTAAAGCGCCACCTGATAAATCTGCTGAAAATGTTTGAGCCATAACAACTTGACCGACATTTGCAATATCAGTTCCAACTGTTGTGCCTGTAGTGTTTTTGATTGTTCCGGCCTTAATAGGACCAGAAAAAGTGGTAGTAGCCATGAGGAACTCCTTGTCTAGGCTAATGTCAGCCGCCCTATGCGACTGTCAAGGTTCTTATGAATTATAACAAAAGAAAGGGCGACCCGAAAGCCGCCCAATCAATATTTTACCCAGTACGATTAGGCTCCGGGGGAACCATAAACGCCAAGCGGGTCAGAAACGCCGAAGCTGTAACGCTCACGAGCCTTGTAGCGGACGTTGCCTGTGTCAAAGTCACCATCCATTGATGTTGACATTGCTGTACGGACAAAGTGCTTCATGCCGTTTGGAACATCGGTGGTCAGGAAGAACGCATCGTTGTCAGTCAAGTAGTGATTGACACGATAGCCCTGAGCGATTGAACCATTTGAGCGTAGTGCGTTAATGTCGTTATCGGCTGTGCCGACACGCAAGTCTGTCTGAAGCAGACGTGTTGCAACGAACATCAATGCTGGTGGAACGATGAGCTTCTGTGGGCGAGCAGCAATCAACAGGCCGCGCTCGTCAACGAAAGCAGCAATGTTGATGACCGCATCTTCCAATGAAGTCTCGTTCAGGTCAGCGTTAACCGCAGGACGGTTACCGTTCACACCACCTTGGACGGTTGGGTGAGATGTGTTGAACAGAGTAACACCATCGCCAGACTGGAAAGTGGTGAAACCATTGTTCAGCAAAGAAGCTGCTTTGACTTGCTTTGTGTAAGCCATAGCGCGAGCAAGAGCCTTTGTGTAACGTGCTGAAAGCGCGTCATACAAATTATCTTCCATTGCTTCTTCGGTTACAGAGAAGCCCATTCCCACGGTTTCGTGGTTGTAACGGGCTGTGAAGGATTCTTGAGCTGAATCATATGAAATTGCAGAACCTTCAGGCTTTACTGGTGCAGCACCAAAACCTGACAGTTTTACTTCCTCCTCAAAGCTACGCTCTGAGTTCTCAGTTTCATAGATTTCTGCATGTTCGTTTTCGTACTTTTCGTACTCTAAACCAAACAATGCATTTAGACCCGGCAAAAGCTCCTTTAACAGTTGTGCGCGTGAAATAGCCATCAGTTACACTCCTATGCTGAGCCAGTTGTTGAAGAGTGCTGATGGTAATTAAATTTACACACCAGAATCGGGAACGAAGTACCCTTTTCATCACCCTGATCGCCACCGAGATAATCGATGATACGAATTGGGTTCTCAGCATCTGTGCTGATTTCAGAAATGTCCAAAGCTACACGACTAATGTTTAGTGTAGTATTTGGGGCTGTCTGAACGAAAAGTGTATTCTTGCCATAGACATCGCCAACATTTGTTGGAGCGCCATCCGCTTGGATGGTGAACAACGCGTTAGGGTCGTCTACTACAAACGCCATTGCGTCAGACGCAACAGTGCTAGCAGGCCATTTTTGTGAAAACACTTTTTGACCTGAGTTAGGATCGGTGAATGAACACCCCATGAAAATACCGACCATATCGATGGCGGTAGAATCATCACCTGTAGCGGCCTGCTTCTGAATGGTTGTGGTTGTACCATTATCTACAAGCATGGCGACATCGCCAGTGCAGATATTGGTAGCATAACCTGACAAAATTGGGTACTGGCGGAAAACTTCCAATGAACCAGAATCCAATTTACCAATCGGGCGCAGACCGAAGGGAGCGGCTACTGAAGACATAATCATCTCTCCTTCTAATAAGCCATTGTAAAAACGGTAAGCGCCAAAAGTTATATGTAACTTTCGCTACTTACCAAACGATGTTTTCGTAGACCGTTCTGGATTTAGAACAGGCATACGAGGATCTGATTGACGTAGATAGTTGTTATCTACTGAATCGATCTGTTGTGCGTTCATCTCATCGTGAGCGTCACGGCGAGATTCCACATATTCGGTTGAGTTCTCGCAAAGTAGCAATCCTCCAACCTCAACATTACCTTGAAATCGAGAGTCGATATCAGGCAACACTTGTAATTCAGGATGGTCCTCTGCCTTGACTGGCGTCCAACCCTCACGAAATTTAGACGAAACATTGGTGTTATCTGCGTTACCCAAAGTTGATGTGCGTATCCAGCGATATTCAACACCATCGCGTGGTACGGGGGTAGGCAGCATGCCCGGTCTTTGCCATGTTTTTTTACGAGCTGTAACTTCACGAGACTCGTTTGAGCGTGGGGTTCTGTCAGACATTAGATGCCTCCTTCAAGAGTTGCGCCGCATATTGTTCTGCCGAAAGGCCAAGGCGCTTGGCGAGAGCGACTTGTGTTGAGGTTAATTGCACTCTGCGTGGTTTTTTTGCACTCCGCCCAGCGGGGGCAACCACGGAACCAGCTTGACGAACAGGTGCAGCCTCAACTTGCTGCTCATCAAACTTGTCTGGAAACCGTTGACGCATAGATTCGTCAATACGGTTATAATACTCATCTGCCTGTGATTGTGGATTGATACCCTGCTTTACCAGAGACTCATGCACACCAAAGGCATATCCTGTCATTTCTGAGTCATTGCCAAACCATTCGTTCTGTGCTGCCCACGCCTTTGTCTTCGCGTCTGGCTCTGGAACCTTTGGCTTTTGCTGCAACTGAACAGGCTCTTCCTGAACTTCTTGCGGCTTTGGCTTGTAAGACTCAACCCTAAATTTTTCATTTTGCAGGTTGTTTAACTGTTCCTGCGCTTCAATCAGCTTATCAGGGTCTCCTACTTCATAGGCCTGCTTGTAAGCGGATTTAGCACGTTCAAGTTCAGCTTCAACACGTCCCTTTGCCTGCTGTACCAGAACACCTTCACCCTCTTCTAGGGTTTTGCGGAGTTTCTGATTCTCCTCGTAAACCTTGCGAGCGTAGTCAACCGCCTCATCCTGAAGCCTTGAAGCCTCTTCTTTCCGGCGGCGCTCCTCATGATACTCAAACTTTAGCTGCTTAATGCGCTTCTGCACATTTTCGCCATAGCTTGCGATCTCATCGTCTTCCGGTATTTGCGCCTCAGTGTCTTCCGCGCGGCGTGGTTTGTCTTGTTCAGGGGTGTCATCAATGATGTCCACCTCAAACCCAGAGTCTCCAATTTCTTCAAACTGTTCCTCTGCAACTTCTTTTTGCGCTACTTCATTCATGCTCTTGTGTATCCCCTTGGGTCATCGACAACAGCCTCAACGGTGTCGTCATTGATAAGACGGAACTCCTGCTTATCCACCTTAAACCGTGTGCCGGAATAAGAACGGAAAATCACGAAGTCACCTTCTTTACAGTAAGGGCCATTAGGAAACTTTTCAGTGTCCTTATAAGCGTCTGGCCCAGCCTTCACTACAAATCCAATAACTGATGCGGTTTGTTCCGCGTTCTTTAGTGTATCGGTTATGTAAATGCCGGAATCTGTTTTTTCTTTAACCTCAAGTGGCTTAATTAAGAGTTTGTAGCCAGATGGTTCTGGTATTTTCTTTGCAGTTGAAGATTCAACCGTTTTTTCAGCAGAATACATTTCTGTTCCTTTTGCAGTGATTTAGGTTCACAGTACCTCGCAGGTTGTCCCTGAAAGTCTCCACAAATACAATATAACTCATTATCTTGAGTTAGGGAAGTGTCAGGCTTCTTCAAGCCTTTGCTCCAAGTCAAGGATATCACGCTCGATAAGCGCGAGCGCCTCGACTTTGCCGACCAGCCGAACATACTCTTCATGGTTTTGGCATCCGCCACCGGCCATATGGTCAGCGATATCATTCATATAGTTCCTTATTTTATCCCTGATTACTTCCATCATCACTCATCTCCCTTGCCATTTCACGACCAAGATCAATCCCATCTCTTATATCTGCTCTGCGGGCTTGGTCAGCTTCAGTTGCTACCTTAACGCCAAGGCGAGCGCCTTCACGTCTCTCTTCAGACTTCAGTCTGTCTTCCTGAAGATCCATATTTGCTTCCTTTGCCTGCACATCTGCCTGCAATTTGGCTACATCAAGTTGTTTCTTATGCTCAAACTCAGCCTCTTTCAAGGCCAATTCGCGCTGCTGTATTTGAGTAAGAGGGTCTTGCTGCTGCTGCATAGCCTGCTTCTGGGCCACTTCGGCCTGATCCTTGCGGAGTAGCTTTTGTGCCGCCTCTGATGCAAGGCGGGAAATCTCAAGCTCGACATCTTCTGGCAAAGGCTTCTCTTCATCAGGCATTGCCACACCAAGATTCTTTTCAATTTCCTTGCGATACTGGAATGCAACATGCTCAGTAATGTGAGCCGCCATGGCTGCCTGTATTGCGGCAGCGAAGGGGCTTTGCCCCACAATCTCTTGAAGCTTTGGATCTTGCATAGCAGCCATATGCACCTGAATGTGTGCCTCGTGATCCTGATACTTAAACGCTTTTACAGGCTCCTGTTTCAGGATTGCCATGTTTTCAGTAACTGGGTCTGCCGCCTTAATGTCTTCTGGAAGTTTGATGATCTCATCCGCATCTTTAATACCCAAGACCTCTAGCATTTGCCGATGTAGCATGCCCATGTTGTATAAATTAGGAGCTTGCTGAGCTAACTGCATAGCCGCCTGATACTGTACAACACGCTGTGCCATAGTAGACGCATTCGGGTCTGATACAGGGATTACATCAACGCGACCATCAAAGTCACTTTGACGGCTAAAGTCACCTTCCATGTCATAGATATATTCGGCTGGCATGTAATCTTTTACAATTTTTGCCAAAATGCGTAGTTCATTTTTTAGCGCTGCGTGAAGACGTGCCTGAACACCAGACATCACCTTCATGCTTCGCTCCATCAGAGCTAGGGTCGTCCCGACCGGCGCTTGTGGGTTAAGATTTCCGACTTGTACATCAGCAACGGAGCCAATCCGTCTCCCCTCTTCCACGATGTTTCCGAGAAGCTGGTACAATACCGATGATGGTTCCTTGTAAGGAAGGAATGCAATTGAATCCCTAATTGCACCCCCCGGCACGTCCACGTCCCTGAACTCACCCGGCATGAGAGGCGAATCATCGCCCTTAATACGAAGTCCCCTAGCTTTGAGGCCAGCAGGTAAATTGGATAGCGTACCCGCGTCAATAAGCTGTCTAAGAATACTGGTGGCGCTTTTAGCAAGACCACCAATAAGGTGAATAAGACCCGTTCCATAAAACCCAAGTCCCGGTAGGTATCTATAGTGAACAAAGTGCGCTCTTTTACGCTTTTTAATATCTTCCTCATACCAGTTCCTCCGTATAGACAAAACTGTCAAGCTGGACTTATCAATCGTTACAACATATGGACGTGCCAGACCGTCCGGATCATCAAAAGGCTCAGGCATAAGAAGATCAGCATGAACCTCAAGAATGGTGTGACGATCATCGTCCTCTATAACGGCTGTCTCACCATCAATTTCGTCATACTTCTCTTGAATGTCAGAATAATCCGCCTCAGGTGCCGGAAGCTCTACATCAAGGTAGAAGTTGTTAAACTGAAGCTCGGCAATTTCATTTGGTGTTTTCTTCATCACATGCGTATAACGCGGAGCAGTAGCGAGATCAGCGGCACCGTAAGACACAACAAAGTCTTCAGCAGGAACGAACATCGCACATGGCCGCTCCATGATTGGATCGTAATAAACTTTTTTGAATGCTGAACCAGCAAGCGGAAGACGGAACAGCATCTGCTCTGTTTCATCGCGATACTCACTCATCTCCTCAGTAAGAAGATAATTCATTTCTGTCTCAACACGCTGAGCCTGATCAAGCTTCTCTTGATCTTTTTTGCCCATAACTTTTGTGCGTACAGGACCAGACGCAGGAAAAAGCTCGCTCATTGCTTGAGCTTGGAAACGGACAACAGCTTCAGTTAGAACTGGGTGAAACACGCCTGCGGCACCAGCCCAT